ACCGCCAATTGAAGTAATGATATCTCCCAAAACAAAATCTTCTACAGTTGTTTCTAGTTCAAGAAGGTTAGTATCTGCATTCCAATCAACAACTGTTCCAGTGAATGAGGTAAGAGTATCACCGACAGTATAGTTACCTGTTGGATTTGCAATAATAATCTTTTTATTAAATGTAACCTTTGGAGCTCCAGTGTATTCCAAACCATAGTTTGTTATAGAAACATCCTTTACACTACCCACTCCACTATGAGATATTCCAACCAACACTGCATTAGTTGCTGAAGGATTTGCAGCTGATCTTGTAACACTGATTGCTGGGAGAGATGTGTATCCATTACCATCGTCAAGAATTGTAACCTTTGTGATTTGTCCAGCCTCTGCTGCAACTCCCAAATCTGTAAAGGTTTGTGTTTCAATAATAATATCATCCCCATTCTCAAGGAGAAGTTTAGTCACACCATCAGTATCTTGTTCCATACCGATATTGAATTCGTTAGTCTCTTCTCTAAGAAGTTGATTCCCATCTTCAAGTATAAGTGCTTCACCCTGATAACTAATATCCTGAGAGTCAGGTTCTTCTACAATTAATAATTGAGAGCGATGACTTGTTGTTACTAGTGTTCCATCTTCCTGTACTATTGAGCCAGTACCATCTTCAAGTTGTAGATACTTGGTTGTTATGCTTGCATCTTCTAAGTCAATCTGACTTGCATGGTCTACAACCAAGTCATGTACGTCAGTACAGTTCTGAACCACACTATCTGGAGCAGTAAAAGGTTCTAAGAGGAATGAACCACCAACAACTGCAAGCTTTGCTGCAGCGCCAACACCATTTGTGTTTGCATTTTCGATAGCGATTACATCACCTTCATTATAACCAGTACCACGATTGGCAATGTATATCTCATCAATACTACCAGCGCCAACTCTGCTAACCTGTCCACGAACACCAATTGTTCCTAGCTTTTCAAATGTAACTGTGTCACCAACCTCATAATATTGTCCACCCTTAATACCATACCCATCCATGTTCATGTTCATCAGCCCAGCTGGGCCATCGGTAATAGTTACTTCACCAACAATACCAGACAGTGTTGCACTAATCTCTAAGTCAAGTTCTGTGGATATACCTTTTATAACCTCACCGATTACAAATGTTCCATTAATAGTAGTTTGATCTAGATTGAGTTCTGTGACAAGTGTTGCTCCACTCTTAAACTTAACAAGAGATGATACAATGGCTGTTGCACCAGATGTCTGTCCAGTAATCGTTTGTCCAATAAGTTCACTGAAATCAGATGTTCCAATTTCAAGAACCCTCATAACAAAATCATCTGACCATTGACCGTCAGATGTTCTGAGCATACTCTCCCTTGGGTATAGGAATTCAGATTCCTCATCAAAAAGAATTCTAAAGAATAGTCTATGACCATCTTCAGTTCCTTTTGCCTCATACAAATCTTTAATATTCTTGATAAGGTTTCTTTGATCAATACCATCTGCAATTGTCTCAGGTATAGAACGAAGAATTGATTCTTTAAACTTATCAAGGAACTTGTATACAGTATTATCAACATCTGCATATGCAAGAAGTTGTTGAATGTTCTGTACAGGATTTGCCTTATAATCAGTAACTACTGCACTTGCACCAGAAGTTTGTCCAGTAACCTTTTCCCCAAAATTAAATCTTTGTTGTGATGTAATATAAATCTTTTTACTAGCATCATAATCATCTACAATAATCTTTGCACTACTCTTTGAAGTATCACCAATAATAGTTTCTCCTGTAACAAACTTTGCTACAGATGTTTCAAGAACAATATTGTCTCCGTTCTGGTCTAGAACATAATTAACAGAGTTTGTTTCTTGAATAATGTAATCATTAAATCCACCAAGAGATAGTTGCGCCCCCTCCATAAACTCATAGTAATGTTTTAAGAGGTTTATGAATAGTGGATGGTCATCCTTAACAAAGTTAGGAAGTTGTCCATCAATGAGAGGGGATACTTTATTTTTGAAAGATGGGTTATTACCAGCCATACTTAATTACCTATCTTAGTAAGAACTTGAACTTGATGAACTTGAACTTGATGAAGAACTACTGCTTGTTGTTGTGGTAGTGTCTGTCACAGTTCCCCCACCAACAGGAGAATATGAACTAGTTGATGCACCCTGGCCAGAATTGTCAGATGTTGCACTAACACTCCCTTTGGCTATATCTATTTGCAAGAGTTGATTTCTTACAGGGAGAACATCATTTGACACTGGAATAACAATCATGTGAATAGACCCATCAGTATTTGTTGCAGATGTAATCGTGAGATTATTAAGAACTATAGTTCCTAGTGCATAATCAATTGTTCCTACTGCTGCGTTTGCATAAACCTTTTGATTAGATTCAACTTTAAAAATTCTAACATTACCTCTACCATCATCATCCAAGAACTGTTCAGCAGTTGAACCAGAAATTTTAAATCCAGTAGTAGATAAAACAGAACCATGGCCTGCGTGTGGATTAAAAAATTGATTGTAAAACTTTGTTGTATATTGTGTTAACGTATTGAGTTGTGGTGTTAAAGATTTGTATATACGAACAGTAGTGATGTTTGAGAGAATGGATTCGTCTGTGTTATCAATCAAACGTGACAGTTCAGAATATCTAAACATAGTATCAAACTTCTCAAGATTCCCTACAGAATAATTTGTTATTGTCGTATTAACTTCTGTCTGTAAATCAGATGCAGTCTTTGTTGTTGCAAGAGCATTGTATCTAAAGTTTGTATCTACAATAATATTAATTGTCTCAGGATCAACAATCTGTGGGCGAACAGATGCTACGTTAAATGGTTTCAATCCAGTAACGATAAATTCTTTCTGAGCCTGAGTTAGTTTTGCTCCAGACAATGGACTGATTGCAATATACACTTGTCCATAGATTGGTGGATCATTATCTTCACCGCCCCATACTTGAACAGACTTGACGTTTGGATATATCTCTGGTAGAATAGATTTATAATCTGATGTGGTTACTGCTCTTCTCTGTGCAGAATAATTAAGAGGAGCATAGTACTTAATTGATTCAATAGTTTCTGGTTCTGCTCCACCAGACGCAGCCTGCATGGTTTCTATAGTAATGTTAGACACACCGCCAATTGCTGTACCACTGAATGTAGTTGCACCATTTGCTTCTGTTTTGTTAGTTACAATATATTCTAGTATAACAATGTTTCCGTTAATAAGTTTCTTACCAATAACATTGTCACCGAAATAAACTTCAAATCTACCCTCTTCATTTTCTTGTAAAAAATAAACTTTGTCAGTAGCGTTTACAGTTGAGATATCTTTTGCAAGATTGAAAACTTCTGTAGTGGCATCAGACGAAGAGGTTTGAACAGTGACAGTCAGAGTTGTGGTGTCTGCCCTGTCACTTGTAATAACATATTTCTTTTCTGGATTATTAAAGTCAACGGTATACTTTGCACTAACCAATGTTCCTTCATAGATAGGTAGGTTTTCAAATTTAAGAACACCATTCGTTGGTTGAACAGTCCTTGATTCATTCACAACAAAACCATATGTATTATTGTTTATCGTAGTTGTAAACTTTGTACCCTTATCTATTGTTACTGAAGAAAGATTACTATTATTAACTTGTACGTTGACGAATGCTTCTGCAGCTCTAGCAGAACGTGGAGTATAGTTTAGTTTCTTTGCATGAGATACTACAGATGAACGAAGTGTTGCAGTGTCAAGAAACATTTCGTTTGAAAGCATATTTGCATTCATACCAAGGTAATGTGTATTATATGCTAAGGTGTCAATCAGAACAGACAACCCTGAACCTTCAAAATTATAATCAGAAAATTCTGACTGGCCTTTGAGATATGTCTTTAGATTATTTTTTATATCATCGAAATCTAATTCAGTGACTTGTAATTTTGACTCTGCCATCTTATCTTAATCTCTCTAAAAATATGTTCATGTCTGCAATGTCCGAAGAGTTGACTATAAAGAATTTTATTTGTACTCTGTACTCATTTGCATCAGAATTGTCCGAAACAATAACATCAACTAGTTCTGCCCTTGGTTCAAAGTTTGCAATAACATCTCTAACGTGTCTTTCCAAAACCGTTGCAACGATTGGTGATACTGGTTCAAATAAAACTGAACGAACATTAGAGCCTATCTCTGGATGAAAAGGACGCTCATAGAAATTGGTGTTAACTAAATTGCGAACACTACGTTTGACTGCCTCAACATTAGAAAGCGTTGCAATGTCACCAGTAATAGGATGTCTTGCAAGTGACAGGTTAATGTCTTTGAATATTTGTGCATTTCTATCAGAGTTATTCGTTCTCTCTGCATCACGAAATGCTGTTGGGTTTGCAGTCATAGGTTTCTCCTATTTGTATTTATAACGAAACTTATAGATTAATGAAAGCTCTATTCTTGATATGTTCTTCTGCGATATCTTCTTTGGACTGACCCATGTATCTTACTGCGTGATGTTCTTCAATCATCTTCTCATTAATGTTTACTTCACCATACCACAACTCACCAAGTATCCTACCGAACTTACCCTTACCATCCTTGTGTGTTTTGAGAACAAGTCCGCCGGCGTTAGTCCACTTCACAAGAAAGTCTTTTGCAGCCAGTCCGTACTTCTTCTCTTCTAAATCTCTTGTTCTAGATTCTGGTGTGTCAATACCATACATACGAATTCTTTGTTTGAGCATCCATACACCAAACCCCAAGTCGATATCAACATCTACTGTGTCTCCGTCAACTACTCTTGTTATCTTACACTTATACTCGTGCATTACGTTCTCCTATTATACTCATGTTGAATACCCCAATCCACCAAGTGTTTGTCTTTGCCATCCATAACTTCCTGTGCGTGAACCATTCGGGCCCCACTGTCTCTTTCCACCAATGTCACAGTGAATAAAGTTTCCACCAGAAGAAGCTGGGAAGTAACAACCAAATCCTTGAATACCTTTCGAGGCTGCGATGCGTAAGAACCTCTGTCTATCTGCGACAGAAGTATTGCTCAATCTTACATCAACTGCATTGCCTTGTTGATGCTGACTTTTCTTTGCGCCACCAACAGATGCGTTATACGCTGCACTACGATATGCAGAAGTAATTGTTAAAGTTTGACCCCATTCCTTTGCGACTTCTTCCATGATACCTCTAAGTGTTGGACTAATTCTATCATCAGTGTGTGATAAGAATCTCAAGAGTTGTCCGTCAAAGTCTGTCTTGTCTATATCAGTATTGTTTGCATCATCCACTAGGTTTGTATCTTCTTCAGATGCAGAAGGGAAACCATTTCCGTCAGCCGCAGATGGAAGTGGGGCAGGAGTGGTTGATGAACCTGATTCAAATGGTTCGTTCAAATCTGGATCAATACCGTTTGCAAGTTCTACATCTCTACCACGAATAACTTCACGAGCCTTCTCTGGTGTTACATTAATATTTGAAGATATACCTGTTGCAGTTCTTACAGTAGTAACAGGGTCTAAATCAATCTCTGGTGCAATCGCTGGTGTCGCAAGAGATGTTGAACCAGTGTCACCAATAAAGACACTTGCCG